TAGGAAAACCGTGCAAGTATTTGGTAACTTTGATTTCTCCACACAACTGCTTGTAATAATCCTCGGGCGTCCCAATGGGAGTATGGTAAGCCCCTTGGCCGGGCGGCAACCTCAGTCTGGCGTGAATCACATCCTTTGCCGTGTCCACACCCAAGGGCCAGATTTTGATTCCGTTCTTAATGGTCTTACCTTGCCACGTCACGTCTTGAGGCGTCGGTTTATTAACGATAGGCTTGCCTGCAATGGACATCCCTTTCCCAGCAATGATGGGCAAGGTTCTGGACGCCGCCCGGACATAGTTATAGACATCCTGGGTGTAACCGCTGGAGTCAATCAGGCAACGCTTAATCTTCAGTTTTCCGCCGTTCTCGTGCTCGAACTCGTTGTTCAGGAACTCGCTTAACTGCGTCCAAGGCTCCGGTGTGGAGTACAGCCCGTACAACTCAATCCAGTAGACCAACCAACTTTCTTCTCCGACGCCCCAACCTCGGACGACCACAGCTAATCGGTCCTTCTGAACGTCCACTCCGGCGGTAAGCAGCCGAACGCCAGACGGACAGGTCAACGGCTTGTACGGTTCTGCCCGTGCTAACAGTTGAGCCCACTCCAGCTTTTCAGAAGCGGGGTCAGTCCAGGATTCCCCTAAAACGGTGTTGACAAAGGTTTTGAATAGCTCGGGGTGTTTTCTCTTTTTGAGGAAGTCTACGGCAATGTCGCCAAAGGTTTTCCAAGGACTGTACGCCGTCCAGATATGGAATCCTGGATGGTCGCCGTCTGGATTAGTTGACCTCCATTCGCCTTTTTCTAACATCCACTTCTTAAGCGAGTGGGGAATCTTGCCCTCGCAGGACTCGCACTGATAGACCGCATCCTTGGGCTCTAAGCCAAACTCAGTCCATTTAATCCGTCCCCATACCAAGTACTGGTAGTGCTGACAGTGGGGACATGGGACAAAGTAACGCCGCTGGTCAGACCTCAAAAAGTCCATCTCAATCCGAGACGCTCCGGCAATCGTCGGAGTCGAAGTCTTGACTATTTTGCGGTTCCAGAACGTGGTTGTTCTGGCCTCAACTAGGGTCAAGGGGTCACCCTCAGTCCCAGCACTAAGAGGATAGCGGTCGATCTCGTCCGCCAGAACAACGCGAATAGGTCGAGATGCTAATCCGCTAGGGGAGTTCGCCCCTACAATGGCGATCGCGCCCCCTGGAAACTGTTTATGCAAAATTGTGTTGTTACTGCTTCGCCCCTTGGGGTCTTTGATTAGATCACGAAGGACGGGGCTATCTCGCACCATGGGACTTAATCGGTCTTTGGACCAAATTTGAGCCATTTCAAGGGTCGGTTGCAAAACCAAGATCGGACAAGGATCTTGATGCATAAAATAGCCGCAGGTATTATTCAAGAACTCGGTTTTAGCAATCTGACTGCTACTCATGAACGTTATCTCGGCATTTTTAGGATCCGAGGCGGCATCCATGATTTCTACCAGATATGGCGTTGTCGAATTTTTCCAGCGCCCTGGTTTTGAGCTGGATTCAGGGCTTAGATGCCGATATCGTTCCGTCCACCCGGACATCTTAAGGTCAGGGGGTGGCCTCCAGAATAGGGCCGTCTGGATTATCAAAGTTACTGGCGAACTCAGCCGCATCGTCGCATAGTTCCTCTAGGGCCTCATCTATCTCTCTCTTAAGCATTTCCCGAACTAAAATCGGGTCGTCCACTCCTGCAAGCCCGTCCGCAAGTCCAGACGGGAGCGCCAACAGCTTTGCTCGACAGGCTTGGATATAGGCAACCCAAACCCCAATCACTTCAGATTTGAGCACATATTCTTTCTCTACGATAGAACGCTGCCAATGGATTCGTTCAACCTGGGCTCTTGAGAGGTCAGTCTTTGCTATGATTTCGGCTTCCTTAATCTCCCCGCCGCCAAATTTGTACTTAGCAAGGGTAAATTGAATTAGCTCGCTGAGGTCGTATTTCCCCCCGCCCCGGTCCTTCGGGAAGTCATGGGCTGAGAGCTTCCACTCCCGCAGGGTCCGCTCTGCTGGAGTCCGTCCGCACAGCGTTGAGAATTCCAACAGGGTTACAGATTCTCGCATTTCTTCAAAAGCTCCTGCTCATGAGTCTTGAAGAACTCAATCGTCTCGGGCACGTTCTCCCAAGCAACAAGGGCCGAATCCCAGCCATCGGAAATTTTGACCCCGGTTCTGAGAATTTGAATCTCGAATTCAGCTTCGACCGCCTCAACTTCTGGGGCTTCCTTTGGCTGATAAGTGGCCACGATTGTCTCAGGAGGAGGGGGTTCAGACGCAACCCCTACCGAAAGGGTGCAATCTTTTGCAGCCTCAGTTCGGTCAATGACGATGGTCTTTAGGTGTCCTTGCTGGTTATAGACTCTGGCTTCAATCTCGTTAGGAACCAAGAATTCCTTACGGACCTTTTCGACGAAAACATCGCTTACTGAGCACCTACGGGCAATTTCCCGACTTGACCACCTTCCCCACTCCTCGTCAGCCAACAAGACCGACACGGCCCGTCGTTTGTCGGCATTAGACCGGGGTAGACCATGGGTTGAATTGACGCTCACACTACACAGAATCGCGTCTCTTAATGACCCTGGTATAACGTCAGCATTGATGGGTTTATCCTGTCCAAACGCGGTCATGTGGGCTGCGAAGCGGTGAAACCCATCCACTAAGTAATAGTCTTTCCCGTCAAAATACAGCTCAATAGCGGGGAACTCCACACCATCAGACATTTTCGCAGCATAGTCAGCAATGGTGGCGCTGTCCAGTTTCACCCTGGATTGCGTCTCTGGCAAATCGTTGATAACTCTAGGCTCTATTAGCACTATTTATATGCTCCCCTCCTGAGGTTAACTTGGTTGGCGCATCGTAGACTACACCCATGCATCGCGGCGATCGCCCTAAATCCGCACCCATACTGCTGATAGCGACGGCGTAACACCTCAGCCTCGTGACTCTGGAATTTAGGATCGCGTCGATAGGGTTCGCGCTTCCTGATCGGACGAGACGCGGCCTCTGTGTAGCCAAAGGCCGCGTCTACTGGAATTTTTCGGAACTGGTTGAAATAAGCCTCATCGTATGCTGCCACGGCTAAGACCCTAATACTCTAGATAAGAGTGTGCCCTAAGCCTTGGCGATTGGCAACTACAGACCAGATTTAACGCCTGTTTTTTCGCCATTAACAGCCGTTACAAAAACACTCCAACCGCTCTCGCTCCCCATGTCAACGAACACGCGTTTGAGCATATCCCACGAAAATTGATCAGGTTTGGCTTCGGATTCGGAATAGAACCGAACAATCCAGTCATTTGAAGCTCCATCCCGAATGCCATTGGGACAGAGAATGGTGAACCCGAGAGGCGATCGCCCAACGGCTAACACCATGTGTCCGCTGCCCTTGTACGCAGTCCCTAGAATGACGGGAACGCCGCATTGAAGCGCGTGAGCCACGTCGTTTAGAGAAGCGGTGGTAGAAGCGTAAGCCTCAATGCCAAACGCTCTTAACGTGTTGATTTCAGCGGTCCAATCGGTCGTATCGCCATGTTTAGCCAATTCTTGAGCGTACACATCCTCAGGTTCGGATGAGCCCATATTTGCGGCAGTATCGGTCAATTGCCCATCTAGTAGGTAATCCGCCAACATGGTCGCACAGGTTAAAAAACATTCTCGATAACCTGTTCCGCCGTTGTTGTCAATTTGGGTTCGGTGTTTAACCGGGAGGACAAAGTTGTTCCCGTCTTTTGGCTTAAACATAGTTCTCTCTACTCATCAGTATCATTATCGCAAAAGCCCCAGGACATTAAACACATACTTCGCCTTTGCTCTCCCCTCGTAATCGATAGGGTCTATCCCCCGTTTTTTCTGAACGGCAGCCATTGCAGCCACTACATCCGCCATTTCCTCTTTTAGTTTTCCCAAAAAAACGTCTTCCGAATCGACCCAACCGAATCCCTCGGCTTCTAAAAACAATGCATATTTTGCAGCCGCATGAGCCAATTCTGAACACTCTTCAGCTAATTTAATCAGGTCTTTTTTGTTTCTCATTTCCAAAGTTTTTCCTTCATGATTTGTTGGTACATCTGCTCTCTAGCCAAAAATTGACGGTACATCTCTAAAAAGAAATGCTGCAATTGTTCGCTAGTCAAGCCCTTAATTTGAGTCTCAAGTTTTTTGACCTCAAATTCTTTTTCGATTGATAATTCATCCATTCAATTAGCCCCGTTTTTTAAGCAAGATTTGCAATTTACTCCGTCAAGAGCGACCCGGTTAAGTCCGGCCTCAAAGCATTTTTGACAAAACAGAAGCCTAGAACCGTCGTCTTTCTCTATCCTCAGTTCGCTTATTGCTCCAATCTTTACGGGGTCGCTTCTTAGCGCGCTCCTGTACCTTTTTATAGCAAGGGTCTTTGAATTTGTTCCCATTTTTTGAGCCTTAAAATGCCACGATCCTCCTTCAAAAGCAAATAGTAACCTTGCCTTTGGAGTTATAGTATTTTTGCCCACAACTCTATAGTTAGCTTTGAAATTAGCCATTTTTTTGTCTCCTTAAATCCCCTTGCTCAACGCCGCAAATTGGCCAGACAGTTGTAAATGCATAAGTTCCCCCTATTTCCCCAATGCGTATTTTTTCGGCCTTTTTAGAACGACCTTGTTTAATGCCTTCAACTTCAATCCCTAAGCCCTCGGGAACTTGATATCTGATGTGAACTGCACGCTCTACCACGGCTGTCACCTCGCCTTGAATCCAGCGTTCCCCTAACCAGTTGCACTTGAATTCGACTTTGTCCCCAACTTTCATCGGATTGTCACCTCCACTCTGGGGCACTCTTTGTCGTAATCAAAATCAAAATCGCCTGACACATATTTATCGCACTTAAACAATGAATCGGCTATGGCCTTAAAACAATTATCGGGGTCACAGTGAATCCCGTTTTTGAAATAGATCTTTAGCGACACATGTGTTCTATTTTTAAATTCGCTAGTCAACGGCTTAGGGCTGCCCCAGTCGCCAGGGACTTGGGCCAGGAATTCGGAAACCACAAGGTTTTTATAGTCCTGGTATCGCTTGTAGTTTTTGTCGAACCTGCACCCCTTTTGAGTGGTCCTAACATACCCGACAGGATGACCGGGGACGACAAAGGAAAGTGTTTTTAGTTCCATGGAAGTTCGCCAGTCGTCGCGCTGGGCTCTACGAAAACTTCAGACGCGACCACAGAAAGCTTTGAGCGCTCGGCTCCTGTGCTCTTGTCAGTCCATCTCTCTTCTTTGAGATGACCCTTGACGCAAATTTGGGCACCTTTCTTCAAAGGGACAATATCAATCGAAACCGCGTCCCAAGCAGAGCAACTGACCCAAAAAATGCCTTCTTTCCCCGCGCGCACGCCCAAGATAAAGCTACAGACCTCATGGCCTCCCACTTGCCTCGTGACGGGGTCCGAGCCCAAGTACCCGCCGATTAAAATCTTGTTCATGTAAGTTCCTTCCTTATTGTGATATAACAATAATAAGCACATTATTACGCGTAAAGCAACATGGAAACTATCAGCCCACCAAGACCTCGCAGAAAGATCCAAAACGTCAGCCTGTCCGCATCGGAAAGGGAAAAGGCTCTGGAGATCGCTCATTACCTTGGGTGTAGCATCCCTGAAGCCATTCGGAGAGCTTTGATCGAATATAAGATCGAGTCCAAGAATTAACAAAAAGGAATAGAACGCACCATGGCTCAACAGACGGATTCGGTTGGGGCGGATCGGTGTCGCCATTTTTTGAAAGGGCTACGGGCAAAGGGCGACAATCGAGAGATTTGGATTAAGTTTGGGCACGATTCGGTTTACCGAGCAGAATGGGACGACAACGGTAACCTGTCTGGCATCGCCACCGCGTTAGAGGACAAAGATGACCCTTACAGTCGAGACTTCAAGGGGCGTCCGATACCGGACTTGATTAAGCACTTAGAGGCAAGGGCAAAGAAAGAGGAGGGTGGGGTGTTCTATATCCCTACCCAGCCTCTCGGGTTGCCCTTAGCAGCTTGCGTAACAGAGACGGACGACATTGGAATTGAAATAGACCACTTGCCCTTGGATGAGCAAAAGTCTCTGATTGCGCTGTTCACTCAGGTTACAGGGCTAGAGTTTGCATCAGTCCTGACCAGTGGCGGGGCATCGGTTCACGCTCATCTCAAGATGGATGACCATTACTCCGTCGAGGAGATGCATCAATGGAGACGTTTGGCCATCATTGCATTTCAGTCGGACCCGGTCACCGAAAGACTTCACCAACCGATGCGAATGCCGGGATTCTACCGAAAGGAGAAGGGAGCTTATCAAGAGCTTCTGAGTTCGAGCGATCGCCGTTACACTCATGCTCAATTGTCCGAGGGGTTTGATCTGTGGTTTGAGTACAGGGGGTGGGCGTGCCCTTCAGAAATATCAGAGCAATGGTTCAAGGAAGCCTGGTTCCCCCTCCTGAATAGTCAAAATCCTGCAAGCCCTGCTCTCAAGGCGTCTCAGACTCAGAAATACTTAGCCGAAGGCAATGACGCCTATATCGCCCGGCGTAAGGCTGAGAGTGAGGCAAAGGCGGCTGAACGCAAGCCCATGACGGATGTGACAGGCGAGAAAATCAGCGATGTGGTTGAGGGGGTCTGCGATCGCGCTTCAGTTTCCGACTTTGGCGGGGTGGACTGGCAGGGCCAAGGGGGGCACTATCGGGGCCAGTGCCCTTTTCATTCGGGCAAGACCGGAAACAGCGCCTGGTTAAGCGACAAATTGGGCGGGTTTAAGTTTCACTGCGTGTCTTGTACGGACGACCAGCCCCGGTCCTCGTTTGAGTATTGGGTCGCTCAACAGGGGATTACAGGCATTGACTCGCCAGGGCTGAGGGGCAAGGACTATGTTAAAGCGGCTGAGGTGTTCTTAGCTCAGTATGGGCTGTCACTGCCCAGGCCGGTCAGGCCAGAGGCCAACGGGCACAGCAAACCTGAGGCGATCGGCCCCACCCCGTCGGAGGTTGAGCCGTCGATAGAGTCTGAGTTTCATGCAGCAACGAGGGCGATTCGAGAACACGATAACCTGTTGGCGGACTTGGCCAAGAAACTTGAGACTTGCGAGGAGGGCGATCGCGCCAAACTCAAAGAGCAAATATCCTTGGCCAAGACTAGGGCAAAGGTCTTGTCGTCGGCCCGGTATCAGGCAGGCGTCGAGATGAGACGGCAGGCCAAGGCTGTCAAGGGGGCGGCTGATACTGGCTTTGCGAAAGACCTTGAAGTTATTCAGGACCTGGTTGCTCCAAAACTCAGTTACAACACTTTGTCGAAGGGCATTTTTTACGAGGGTGAGCAAGAGGATTTTAACTCGGTCGTTTACTGGCTAACGAAGAAAACAGGTCATGCCAACTGGAATAAAGGCGATTCTACCTTAGCTCCCCTGGTTTTGGACATGGCAAAGGAAAACAGTTTTTGTCCAATCGTTCAATATTTATCGGCTTTGCCAGAGAACCAGAACCCCAATTATCTGGAGGAGTGTGTCCCTTTCCTGTTCGGGATCTCTGACCCATTAACGATCGCCACTTTTAAGGCTCAAATTGTGGGTTCTGTCCGAAGGGTGTTTGAGCCAGGGTGTCATCATCGCCTTATGCCTATCCTGTTTGGAGAGCAGAAAAAGGGCAAATCGACCTTTATCAGGAACCTTTATGGCGAGTTTAGCGGGGCCGCAGACCTCCCCTTAGGCGACAAAGACAGCTCTCTGATCATTCAGAGGTTTTGGGGCTTCGAGATTGAAGAGTGCGATCATCTTTTCTGGAAAAAGGATGCTTCTACTCTCAAATCATTCGTTTCTCGGCCTGTTGACGTGTTTCGGGCTCCATACGAACGAGACACCAAGGAACACCCTAGACGAGGGGTGCTTTGGGGGACGACTAACAAAGACTGCCTTTTCGTCGACGAGACGGGTAACAGCCGTTACCCCGTGATTGCGTTACCGCCCGGTTGGTCAATCCCCACAGAATGGGTGAAGGAGAACCGAAACCTCATCTGGGCTGCTGGACTTGCGGCATACCGTAACGGTGAGTCAAACGAGTTACCGCCAGAGACGGAAGCGGCCATGAAGGAGAACTCGGTAGAGCACACTGAGCAAGACGTACTGTTACAGCCCGTCCGCTCCTACTTGGCAGGGAAAACCGACATGGTAACCCTGGAAGAGGTCGGCAGGGCTCTAGGGTTTGATTTGATCACGCTGAGAAGCCCAGAAGCAACCAGGATAAGGAATGTGATGAGAACTTTAGGATGGGAAAACAAGGCGGCTAGACCATACACGGATAAGTCCATCGTCGAGAAAAGATGGAAGAAAATCGCCACCCTGTAACGAGAGCCAAAAACTGCAACTTAAGCCGAAACCCTGTCCTAGACAGGGTTTTTTGTCTTCGTAACGCCGTAACGATGATTCTAGGTGGGGACTACATATATATAAAAAACATAAACATATAAAAGCTATATAACATAAACACATATATAC